CTAGACACCATAGAGAATTCGCAGTTAACAAATGTTATGCAAAAGTCCCCATATGCCTGGTCTCATATGCGTGGCCGACCCGATGGAACAGGGTCGAAAAAACAGTCCAAAAGGGACTGGTGCCTCGGAGGCGTGAAGGAATTTGAAAATTTCTTCACTAGACTCAGACGTTCTCTGAAAATGGAGGATTCGTCTAATTACGAGGATCAGTGTGTCATCTTTTCAGCTCTTAAAGCAATTTGTACTGTGTACATGTTGTTTGGCTTTAAGTTTGACTCGAAGTGTAGAAAACAAAGGCTTGCCTTTGTTAAAACTTTCTTGCTAATTGAGCAAAGATCTTTCTCAATTAGTTGGATTAAGGTGATAAAATACCTGATTGTTGCACAAGCATCAAAATGTCTTGGTCAACCCTACCCCGAATGTCCTTATGACATGTACGAGGGTGTTGAAAGCGCAGGATTCATCTTCGGCGGTCCATTCTATCGGTGGTTTTCAAAACTCACCCGAGAAGATAGATTCCAACTTGGAGTAAATCTTCTCTATAAAGGTGGAATGCCAGATGTAAGCCGTAAATTAATACTCGAAGCGGAAGCTAAGAATGTTAAACTTATGAGCTCAGAACCTGAAATGCCTTTCCGACAAATATTAAATCACCGAAATCTTTCCCCTGACCATATCTCCAGGAACATAAGGAGAGAGGTCAAATACCTTTTCCGAAACTGTAAAAAGTTCAGTTACTCAGATTACTATGAACCCTTCATTGGTTCTTCCAATGGAAATTATGTAAAAACCAATGGTGATCTGGGCACAGTGGGGTTACTCGATGAACTCGAGTTATCTCCTGTCTGTGAAGCGAATATCTTTTACGGAACCGACCCCTTCTCGGATGACCTCATACTGAGGGAACCTAAAGAAGTATTTGGTAGGCCGATATCTGATTACCGCGGACAAGAAACAGTTTTTGAAAGAGAGGAGGATGCAACAGTTATTGATGATTTTAAAATCAAACTGGAGCATATAGGTGAGATGGATATCATCCGAGAGCTAGCTCTACAGGAAGATCCCTATGTTAAGGTTGTTGGCTTAGCCGAACCCCTTAAAGTTAGGGTCATCTCCAAAGGTCCCCCCCTTACGTACCACTGTTTGAAACCGATACAAAAGAAACTTCATACTTATTTAAGAAATCTTCCAAACTTTAAGTTTATAGGGAAGACAATAAATGAGGATGAAATCACCTCTTCATTTGGTTTCATGAAGGATTCTACCGTGTTCCACAGCGGAGATTACTCTGCTGCGACCGATGAGATGTTTTCTTATGTCTCTGAGGTGGCTTGGGATGCCATCTGTGACTCAATCGAGATACCAGATGATCTCCGAACACTAGGACATAGGGCCCTTACAGGTCATATCTATGAACTAGATGAACGATATGGAGATGAAAAAGGATTCTATCCCCAGAAAAGAGGCCAATTAATGGGCTCAATTCTATCATTTGTGGTACTTTGTGTCGTAAACTACTGTGCTATTAAGCATGTGCAATGGGTTACTGGACAACAAGGTCAGCCTTTCCAAATCAATGGAGACGATAATGTCTCTGCTTATGATTCAGAAAGTGCCCCTGATTATCCATACTATTGGCGTCAAGTAGTGTCACACTATGGCTTTAAAGAGTCGATTGGGAAAACATATACTTCTAGGGACTTTCTCACCATGAACAGTCGTTTCTATACAATAGATCATGACTATATATTCCATGAGGTTCCCTTCGTTAATCTTAACCTAGTTATTAAGGGTGACGAGGCTCAAAATTTGGGCCCCAAATGTCACGAATTAATTAAAAATGGTAAAGAACTAATGAAGTTATTCTTATATTACCAAAAGGAAAACCTTGGTAAACTACGTTTACCCTGGTTTGTTCCCCACTATCTTGGTGGGTTAGGTCTCCCTAATGTAAGAAATGAGTACTCGTTTAAGGAATACTGTAAAATCAGTGAGATTAAAAGAAAGTATAATTTGGGAAGTTTAACCCTTCTCAATCCTCCTATGGAAAAGAAATTAGATACCTACGGTAAGTTAAAAAACTATACAAAAAAAGTATTGAAGATCAACTATACCCTTGGTGAGAGTCATGAAGACCAAACACCTTTACCTATTCTGATAAAATCAGTTTGGGCCAGTGTTGGTCTCAATGGATTCCGTGACGGACTTGATTATCGCAAAAATCTTAATTTTTGGAAATCTACGTCCCAACGTGAATGGCGATCATACAAGGATTCTTTTTATTATAGAGACGAATATATCGATCATATACAACAAAAAGAAACTTACCTTTGCACTTCCCGCCCACTCGGAAACTCTGTATTCTGGAATTTCTGATAAGGATTGTTTTTGATAAGGATTCCTCTGGCTATCATAATACCCACTAGGTTTAACGTAATCAAGTGACATATTCTGTCACATCCTAGTGATAAGTGATAACGTGTGAAAAATCAGCACTTATGTAAGCGCCGGTTATGTTACCC